CTATTCTATTTAGTGTTCATTTCTTCCCATATCTTCTCGACTACCGAGTATAATATCTCACCGTGTAAGTCGTGCTTTTCTTCACCCCATTGATCGGTACCTAACATATCGCTTAGGTAGTCACACGTTTGTTGGAATATACTATCGTATACTCGTCTGCTCATTGCTTCAAAACTATTCATATTATTATTTTTTACATTATTATTATCGTTTGGTAATCGTATTTAGCTTGTAAATTGCTACCACCCAACTAACTCTTCAAGTTCTTCAATCGGTAATTCGATCAGTTCAGTAAGGCATTGGTCGGTATTCGCCATTGCTAACTCTAAAATGTATTCATATCTACTCATAACTTTACTTATTTAATTATTTTACATTTCTTTTTACCCACTCTACACAATATTGGTATCGATCGGCGGGGTTAGGTATAAGCACCCGTCTGTATCTATACATAACAATACCGTGCTGGTCTGTCCATTGCTGGTCTATTTCTTTTACTACTTTATTGATTTGGTATAGTCGATCACCGCCATAGTCTATTCTTACATAGCCTGAAGTGTAGTTATATAGAAACCTACCATCACTTAACTTAAACTTTAACGTACCCTTCTTACTTATATCTATTAGCTTCATAACTTTACTATTTATTATATACTTGTTTTACTAAATCATTTATTAACATCTCCTCTGTTTCCCCCTCTTCTAAATCACAATCTAACTTAACAAACTCTTCGATCGCTTTCTTCACTTCGAAATTTGTTTTTCTAATAGTTAGTTCAGAAAAATAATCTAAGGTATCACTATCCCAATAAAATTTACTTTTACTCATCTTAGTTGCTTTTAAATTCATATATATTATCTTCACCGAGTCGTATTTAGTTTGTAATAAAAGTAGGTACAGTGTTTAGTAGAAAAAAAGTAGGGATAGGTATAACACCACACCTCTGAGTGTAGGAAAGTTAAAAAGTGTGACATTAGGTAGCTAATATATTAAATATAACAGGCTAGTGTCGCACTATACGCTACTAATCTCTTGCTTACTGATCTGTTCTTTGCGTTACTTTACCGCACTTTGCTATACATATGCTATACACACTCGCGGTGAGTGCGTTACTCCGGTTAGGTGTGAAATCTTATTTTACTAAGACCTCATCACCTAACTCTCTTACAAACTTAGGTAGTGCAAAAGTTTGAGAGTAGTACTTGTACTTTTGAAAACACTTCATGTTGTCAAACCTTTCTTTACATAACTCATATACTTTGTCATGTGAATACTTGTGTACTTTACCGTCATAGTCGGTGAATGTTACTACTATTCCTTTACCTATTAGTGTCTTTCTAATGATAAATCTTTTACTTACTAGTGTATTTTGTTTTTTACTCATAATTTCTATTTTTAAATGTTCACTTATATTATCTTCTATACTTCGTGTTTAGTTTGTAAAAGATCTTACAAGTAGAGTACGGTGAAAATGCTATACGCGTTGCTATACACCTCCGGTGGAGGTTTGGGGCATTTTGTTAATTAGACTATAGCTTGTCTAATATATATTCAGCTAGGTCATTTTTATCCCACTGCATTAAGACCTCATAAGTTAGCTCAGGGCTTTGACTATTTAGCTCTTGCTGCAGCTTTAGCTCAGACTGGTAAATTTTATTTAACTCTTCTTGTATATGCTCAATTGAGTATTGAATGCAGAGGTATTGGTCATTTGAGACTTTATTAATTAGCTTAGTTAATTTTTTATTTAGGTTTAGTTTAGTGGACATATTATTTATTTTTAAATTCACTTATATTATCTAGGTATAGTCGTGTTAGGCTTGTGATTAGTTTGGCGCAGTTTTTGCTATACACGGGGCGGGGCCCCTGTGTTGTTACACTCGAAACCCCGGATCCGTGATTAGCTTGATCGCTGCGAATATGATCCCTGAACCCGCTAGGGCGACATAGCTGCCGATGACTACACCGACAACTATATCCTTGGTTGTGTAGCGACGCATTAGATTACGTCTGCTTTATCCATTTCACGTACGAACTTAGGTAACGCGAATGTTTGTGAATAGTACTTGTACTTCTTGAAGCACGCCATGTTATCGAAGCGCTCTTTGTGATACTCGTACACTTTATCGTGTGAGTACTTGTGTACTTTGCCATCGTAGTCCGTGAAGCTTACTATTACTCCCTTACCGATTAAGGTCTTGCGGATAATGAATCTTTTACTAATTAACGTGTTTACTTTATTTTTACTCATAACTATTATATTTAATTGTTTTACATTTATATTATCTACTATACTTCGTGTTAGGCTTGTAATACTTCGTGGCCGATGATCTTGCTCTCAAGCTGATGCTGAGACATGAAGCGGAGGTAGTTGTCCAGGTGTGACTGACTCTGGAATAGCTGTACCCTGCTCGAGTAATTACCTAACCAATTCTTCTTATCAATTCTAACTAACATAGTTTCTAAATTTTAAATTCATATATATTATCGAAGTGCAGTCGTGTTAGGCTTGTAAAAATGCTATACACCCCGGGGCCGGGGCTAAACGGAAAAGCCAGAATCCTGCTCAGGATCCCGATAGTTAGTTGCCTGGAGGGCCGCAACCGTAACCTGGGAACCCTGGATCGTAACCGGAAAACGCAGGCGGGGCTGGGTAAAAAGAATTAGCTTTAGTTTAGCGGGTATATCGTTAAAAATGTGTATGCAACCCATTAGTTGCCTATATCTCACAAGAAAATGTGACGTTAGCTTACTAAGTATATTTAATAGAAGGCTAGTGTCGTATTGTAAGAAAATATAACTATCTGTAATATAATATGTATGGCAAAACAAAAACTATCAGCTGAAGCCCGAAGACGCAAAGCGGTTCGAGATTTAAAGTATGCGAATAGCGCTAGAAGAAAGCGTATGCGTGCGGAGAATCAACGATTGAGAAGAGCTGCGGTAAAAGCCGGAAAGAAGATTGATGGTAAAGACTATGACCATAATACCAAGCGTTTCGTGTCTGTGAAAAAGAACAGAGGCAATCACGGGCGTGGAACCAAACGAGAAGGATAAACTGCCTCTACAAACCAAAACCAAATGACATACTTTTATTACCAAACACAGACATCGCAAGGCGATGGGAGTGTATCCGAAGAAACCAGAAAACTTTGGGAGCATATCTCCGATAAGTCTAACTGGCGCATAGTTCAGCTACCGAACGGGTATTACCAAGCTGAATACAACAAAGAGGGTAAGTGGGTTGATACCACTCGCCGCGAAACAGAGCAAGGAGCAGAAGCTGCAATCGATGCATCAATTGAGCATTATAAAAAGAGATTGGCGTTTGCTAACGGCCCTGTTGTTGTAAAAACATTCGACAAATAATAATCAATTACAATTTAATTAAATGGAATATAATCAACCTAGCCAGATTGTAAAAGATTTGGCGTTTGGCGAATCAGCCAGAGACAAAGTAATAACTGGGGTAGACAAACTTACCTCAGCAGTAAAATCAACATTAGGTGCTTCAGGTAAATGTGTTATCTATGAAGACGCCATGGGAAAACCGGTGATTACAAAAGATGGTGTAACCGTTGCGGAAAGCGTAGTCTTATTTGATCCGGTTGAAAACATAGGGGCGACACTCATCAAGGAAGCAGCTAAGAATACGGTGAGGGAAGCAGGCGACGGCACCACAACGGCGACCGTCCTTGCCCACTCACTATTAAAAGGCGCTAATGGGAGCAAAGGCGGGAACAATGACCGGGAAATAAAAAGCGGCATGTTTAAAGGATTATCTAAGGTAAATGCTTACCTAGATAAAATAAGTGTACCCGTTGAGGGCGATATGCTTTACAATGTAGCTAGCATCAGTTGCAACAATGATACAACACTCGGCGCATTTATAGCTGATGCGTTTACACGTGTGGGTAAAGACGGCGTTGTGCTAATGGAAGAATCTGATACCAGTGAAACGTATGTAGATTTTGTAGAAGGTACACAACTTAAATGCGGCCTTAAATCGCCACACCTTATTACTGATAAAGACAAAGGCACGGCTGTTTTAGACAACCCTTACGTCCTTATTGTATCTTCACCTATAGCAAACATTAGGAAAATTCAAAGTGTCTTAGAACACGTTATAAAGCAAAAGCGTAGTTTATTAATTGTTGCAAATATTGAGCAGCAACCAACTGCAGCACTTTTAGCTAACAAAGTGAAGGGCAATATTAAAGTAAATATAATCGACCCTCCGGGATTTGGACCAACCAAACAAGATACGATTGAAGATTTAGCGTTTTTAACAGGCGCTAGGGTAATTAATGAAGAGTTAGGTGATGACTTAGATCTTATTGATCCTTCAGTGCTAGGTGAAGCGGTAAAGGCTATAACGGACGAAAAAAACACCATACTTCAAACTATTGATTTAGGTAATGACTTTAAAGAAAGACTCGAATTTATTGAAAAGAAAATTGCAGAAGAGTCTAACCCGTATTTTAAGAAACGACTGCAGGAAAGACAAGCGATGTTGAACGGTGCTGTCGGAATCGTAAAAATCGGTGCGGATTCTAAAGTTGAGCTAAAAGAAAAGAAAGATAGAGTAGAAGATGCAATATATGCTGTTAAAGCAGCACTGCAAGAAGGTATTGTGCCCGGTGGCGGAATTGCACTTCTAAATGCTTCACAAAAAATTAAGCCCTCCGGGCTAGGTGAAGATATATTACTACAGGCTATACAAGCACCATTTAAAACAATACTTGAAAACGCAGGTATTGAAATGGATAATTTCAAAGCAAACGCAGGAAAAGGTATAGATGTTACTTCAGGTAAAATAATTAATATGGTAAAAGCTGGTATTATAGATCCAGTATTGGTAACAAAGACTGCGCTTAAAAATGCAGTATCAGTTGCTACTACAATATTCTCGGCTGATTGTGTAATTTCAAATATGAGAACAAATGCAGGCGATTAATTATTTTGTAGTAATAGAAAAAATAAAAGAAGCCCCAAAAACAGTTGGAGGGCTTGAGCTGACGGAAACGCAAAATAGCGACGTTAGGTACCTAAAGGGTAAAGTAATATCTGCCGGGGATCAAGTTACAATGTTAAAAGAAGGGGACGTTGTGTATTACGACAAGCACAATGGGCATGGCATACAATGGAAAGATCAATTGTTCCATGTGTTAAAGCTTGGCGATATTGTTCTTGTGGAATGAGGCTAGATCCTTCTGACATAAGAAGCATGAATTTACTTAAGTATTACAGGCTCATTCGCAAGTGGGCCTGTAAAACTTATAAGCTAAAAGACGCTGATCTTGAATTATTAATATATCTAGATTGCAAAAATAGATTTACACGTAATGATTTCATAGATGGCCAGTACACATATTCTTGGGATAAAGATAGGTGGGAGCGCCTTCGCAGAGATGGCTGGATTGAGGTTTGGCGTCATCGTAATCGTACTACAATTAAATATTCTATATTTCAAACCTCTCAAAAATGCAGACGCTTAATCAGCAGAATGTATAGAATAATGCTTGGCGAAGAAGACTTACCAACGTCAGAGCGAAGCATATTTTACAAAAACAAAACATACACAGATAAAGTCTATAATAAAGCTATAGACGATATGATAAAAGATTCAGAACGATAAAAACTAATATTATGCCTGGAACAAGCAAAAAAGGCGGGGGCCTTAAAACAAAAAAAAGTTATAAAAAGTCTTATGCCAAAAAACCAATGGCTAAAAAGAAAAAGTAATCATGCCTAGCAAAAACGCACCCTCAAGAAAAAAATCTAAAGGCTATTATGCTAAAGTTAAGAAAGGCAAAGGCACTGGGGCTAAAGCCGGCGGCGGTATGACTGCTAAAGGTGTTGCTAAATACAGAAGGGATAATCCTGGAAGTAAGCTAAAAACCGCGGTAACCACGCCTCCTTCTAAACTTAAAAAAGGCAGTAAAGCTTGGAAACGTAGAAAAGCATTCTGTGCGCGTTCAAAAAGTTGGACCAGCGAAAGAGGCAAAGCCGCACGTAGAAAATGGAACTGTTAAAATAATATTATGAAAAAATTAAGTCCAGCGCAAAAAAAGCTTGCAAGAGCTGCAAAGCCATATAACAAAATAACTGGAGCAGACTTTAAGGCGCTTAAAAAAAGAAAAAAACGTAAATGAAGTCTAGAGGCTTAGGTGATGATATTCACAAATTAACAACCCGTACCGGTATTAAATCCGCTGTAGATTTTCTTTCAAAAGGATTGAACATCCCATGTGGCTGCGAAGGTCGCAGAAAAGCAATGAATAAACTATTCCCAAAACGATACAAATAAAAAAAATAAACGATATAAATAAAAAATTATGGCATATAATATGAAAAAAGGCGGTGGAAGCGCCAATGCTGATACGCCAGGTACTTTTAGCCTTAACGACACAAATACAATGGCAGCTTTAGAAAAAGCAAGAGCCAAAGCATCCCAATTGAAGGCTCAAAAAACAGCAGATAGCCTTAGCTATGCTAAAGATTTAGAAAAACAATTTAGAAGCCAAAGAGGGCAATTAGACGCCGCAGGGGATCGGCAATTAATGAAAGACGTTAAAAAACGAGCAAGTGAAGTTTATGATTTTGACATAATAGAGCCTACTGAAAAATTTCCAAAAACGGGTGTAACCGTAAAAAAAGGAACATATTTAGGCCCAGGATATATTACAGATGGTCAAGAACTAGGATTTGGAAGTGGTATGACTGTTACTCAATTAGCTAAAGATAAGCCACGTTTTGGTTTTGAGCAAACAAAAGCCAAAAAGATTTCTAAATTATTAGGCTTAAAATAATGCCAAAAAAACCGTTTAAAGACAGCACCGTTGGTAAGCTTTTACTAGGTGCTGCTTCTGTTATAAATCCTGCTTTGGGGAATGTATTATCTGGTGTAACATCGCCAAAAGATGCAATAGCAGAAATTACAAAAGCCGACATACCTGCTGAAGAAAAAATTAAATTACAACAATTAATATTCGACCAGCAAAATAAAGAAATAGAGGCTATAAGCACACGCTGGAAAGCAGATGCGGCTTCAGATTCTTGGCTTTCAAAAAACGTACGCCCACTAGTTTTAGTGTGGTGTATTGTTGTATTTAGCTTTGCTGGTATATTAGATAGTGTAGATTCTATAGCTTTTAATATAGGGGCAACATGGAATGATACATTTGAAAAAGTAATGATGGCTGTTGTATTAGCATATTTTGGCGGTAGAACAACGGAAAAAGCAACAAACATATTTAAAAGTAAATAATGGCTAGAATAAGTACCTATCAAAGAGATACTGTTGTAACTAAAAACGACAAGGTAATAGGCACTGATTCTGCTGGTTCAGTTACTAAAAATTTTAAATTAGAAGATCTCTCAAACTTTTTTTCTACAAATATAACTGTAGCCGGGCAAGCGGGTTATAGATTTAAAAACGAATTGGGCAACGGAATTATAAATGGTTTTTCTAATAATGATGCATTTTCTGCTTTAACTACTTTCAAGGTAAGTGAAGTAGATGTGGCCGGGCATAATATAGAAAATTTTTTACAAGAATACAAAAACAAAAGAATAATTCTTGTACAGGTAGACAACAAAGATAATTACGGCATATACGATGTAACCAATATTGTAGAAGATACAAATAATCTTAACTACCACGATTTTACATTAGAATACCATTCAGGTAATGGCAATTTAATTTTAGATAAATATTATATACTGGCTATATATGCTCAAGACGCTGAGTATAAACATAACCAACAACTTGCTTCTAGCACTTGGGTTATAAATCATAATTTAAATAAATTCCCAAGCGTAAGCATAAAATTTTCAGGCGGTGCGCAATTATATACTAATGTTGGTGCATTCGCTGGTGTAACATATACAAACAAAAACTCATTAACAATAAATTTAGCTACTGAGCTCAGCGGCTACGCATACTTAAACTAAAATTATGGCTATCCCATTTCTTAATCACTTAGACTTATTAGATGTATCGGAAATACAAAACGCGATACTGCACAAAACTACATCAGCGCTTGCATCGGATGTAGAAGGTAAAATTATTTATGACACTGGCTCTGATACAATAAAGTACTACAATGGATCCGTTTGGATTTCTTTGGCTGGCGACACTGTAAGAACCGTTGCTGTTGACACTAATGGCGATGGAACTGCTGATAATACTTTAGAAGTAGCTGAGGATTTAGTATTAAAGAAAGGTAGCAATATAACTTTAGCTGAAGCCGGAGGTGTTGTTACAATATCTTCTACAGATACGGTAGACATGGGAGATGGTTTTATTGTATCTGCTGACACAAATACAAATGCTACTACAATAACAGAAGGAGATACACTAACAATTGCAGGTGGAACCAACATAACAACAGAGACTACAGCAGATGGTACTGTGACGATAAGCTCTACGGCTCCCGACGTAGATGTGTCTAATGCAAACTTATTAACTAGATTAGCTAATTTAGAGTCTACCAATGGGAGTGAAACGGATGAAAATATTGTAATAGGTGCTAGCGCTGGTGATACTATAGTTATAACGGGTAACCTACAAGTTTCTGGCACAACCACGACTGTTAATTCTACCGAGGTAGTAGTGGCTGACAATAATATTGTACTTAGTAAAGACAACACTACTTCAGCTGTTATAGATGGCGCAGGTATTACGCTTGAAGGTGGCACGGGTGATGATGCTACATTTACATATAGTACAACTGGCCCTAAGTTTGAATTAAAACTTGGATCTAGTTATGAAGACTTACAAGTTGATCAATTAATTGCTTCTTCATTAGATATATCTGGCGACGTTGATGTTGACGGTACTTTAGAAGCTGACGCAATAACAGTAAACGGATCAACACTTAATAGTGTTATTGACGGCAGAATAACAGCAAGAGAATACAAAGCTAACTTCCCAGCTTCTGCTACAAGTGCTGGGGATGCGATAACAATAACACATAGCTTAAACTCGCGAGACGTTATTGTTCAGTTTTACGCTTTAGTAGAAGATATTGATGGAGACGCTAACACACCTAATGTAACACAATACGAAGAAGTTAAATTAGCAAACGTAAGAACAGATGCTAATAATATAACAGTTACACCTAATACGGCACTAGCTGCTGAAGCACTTAGAGTTCTAATTAAAGAGCTATAATAAATAACAATTTAATATGAGTAAAATACCGTTTTTAGACCCAGCGTGGTTAAAAGCAGGGTTAGTTGATACTTCAGGCGATGCTGGCTCAAGCGGGCAAATACTTTCGTCAACTGGCTCTGGCGTTAACTGGATAAACCAAGGTGATATAACATCTGGTCAAGTTGACAAGGCTCTTTCGCTTACGTTGCAAGTAAAGAACACAGAATCTGTAGCGCTAACAAAGGGACAAGTTGTTTGCGCCGCGCCTACTGCTACACCACCGTCTGGAAATGTTATTGAAGTAAAACTTGCTGACAATGACGGTACAGATAGTATGCCAGCTATTGGTATTCTAAACGAAGGCTTAGACGCTGCAGGCGGGGAAAATGATGAAGGCGAAGCTATTATGTTTGGCCGTATTTCCGGTATAGATACATCCGCATTTTCTGTAGGCGATGAAGTTTTTGTTTCAGATACAGCAGGAGCTTTAATCGCTACAAAACCAACTGGCGTAAAATACATTCAAAAAGTTGGGGTTGTAATGCGCGACGACGCTTCCAATGGTACAATAGAAGTTTTTGGTGCGGGAAGAACAAACGATGTACCGACTCCATTATATATAGATCACACTAATCAGCGCTTGGGGATTGGGACGGCTAGTCCTGGAGCTAAGTTAGAGGTTGCAGGTACTGGTGAATTATCTTTTAAAATAAATAACACACAACACAGTAGATCACTAATTATAGAACAAGGTGGTGGTTATTCACATTTAAAAGCATCGCATGTTTCAGGGATCGCTATTAATTACGGCCAAGGGAATCCTGGTATTCTTTCATTGTTTAACAACACAACACAAGCCGTAAAAATAAACACGAATGGTAATTCATATCTTAACGGCGGCAACGTCGGGATTGGGACTACTAGTCCCACACATCTACTTACTTTAGAGACCGCAAGTTCTCCAGGTTTAAAAATAAAAGACACTACGCAGGGAGCTACCTTGCTGGCTTTTAGCCAAGATTCCAATTCACATATAGGTACTTACAGTTCACACCCATTGGTTTTGGATACTAATAGTTCAGAAAGAATGCGCATCACCTCAGGTGGCAACGTTGGGATTGGGACGGATAGTCCTATATCTAAATTAGAAATTAGTCAGCAGTTATCCGCCGCTTCTACTATAGATTATCCTTATACTATTTCGTCAAGAGACGATGGAAATTCAATTAATCAACTTGGCGGCGAAGGAGTTGGTATTAAGTTTAGAGTAGCAGGGAACGATGCTACCGATCCAGGTAATAGTTTAGTTGGAGCAAGTATTGCTGCAATAAGAGAAAGTTCATCTGATTCAGTTAGTAATACTGGTTTAGGATTTTTTGTTACACAAAATGATGAAACATTAGACGAGGCTGTAAGAATAGATAGCGCAGGCAACGTCGGTATTGGAACGACTAGTCCTGGGGCAAAGCTTCAAGTTAATGGAGGTGTTTTATTAGGTAGCGCATACGTACAACCAGCAGGTTCTTCTTGGACGACTTCTAACTCTCAGTTGATACTAGGAGGCGCTCATAATACAGAATTTAACGATGACAACCCCGGGGTTAAGCTTTTAATAAGTGGATATAATAACGACGGCACCACTCTTTACCCGATATACGTAGAAGATGAAAACGGACTTCCAGATTTTTGGTTAAAAAACAGACCTTCTGGTACAGGTTTGCCTACGGCTTATTTTGCAGGCAACGTAGGGATTGGGACGACTAGTCCTTCTCATGACTTAACTATAAATTCAGCAACAGGCGGTCAATTACAATTTCAGTATAATACATTAAGTCGTTTAAGAATTGAAGCTGATTCAGGAGGTGGTTCTTATTATGCTGCTGCGGGATTTTACCATAGGTTTTTTACTTCAGGAGCAGAACGTATGCGCATCGATTCGTCAGGCAACGTTGGAATTGGAACGACTAGTCCATCACAAAAAATTGAAGTGTCTGGCAGTGTTAATAATAATGATATTGCGGTTTTAATTAAAAATAACTATGACGATAATCTTTCAACAAGTAGACCAGCCGCTGCGTTGCTATTTAGTACAGCTAGTAATAATGGGTATTTAAGAGTTTATGGTGCTCCAGCAGATACCGCAGCAAACCATCAAATTGATTTAGGGTCAACAGCTGGGGGTAGTTATTTAACATTTTCTCCATCTGGTTCTGAAAAAATGCGCATTGAAGCGGATGGGAGTATTATATTTAATGATTATGGGTCTGGCTCCAATACAGGAACAGTTGCGTATAATTTAGCTGTAGATTCTTCAGGTAATATTATAGAGAACTCTGCAAATACAAGAAGTGTTTTTGTAGCAACTTCAACAGCTTCAGGATATAATATAAACACTACAACTACAATAAGTTGGAATAGTGAAGATATAAAAGATTCTGGCTACACACATAGTAATTCTACAAATAACGACTCAATAACAATTACACAAGCCGGTACGTATAAAATATATGCAGCTATAACATATACAACAGCAGTTGAAAGAGCAAATGTAGCTTTACAAATACTGGTAAACGGCACTGCAACCGGGGCAAGAGGTGCTGGTGGTTATGTTAGATCTCAAAGCGGGCATAGTGACGGCACTACAATTGTAGAAGATTATGTTACGCTAAGTGCTAATGATGTTATAAAAATACAAACGTCGCAAGAAGCAGCAGCAGGTACTGTAAATCTTATATCAGGCGAGTCAAAAATTATTATTGAAAAACTTACAGGACTTACGCTTTCAACCACAAATGCTAATACCTTGGGTGGCCTTGGAGCTACCGATTTTGTTCAGGTTTCAGGCGATACAATGACTGGCGACTTGTATCTAGACGACGGTGATGGGGCAACTCCTTCTCTATATTTTAAAAATGGAGCTAATAATTTTTGGAGATACCTTATGTTATCAGGGGGTGATTTTTCTATAAAAGAAGGAACATCAACGAGATTAACATTCCAAGCAGGCGGCAACGTTGGGATCGGGACTACAAGTCCGAGCAGAAAACTAGACGTTAGGGGAGATGCACAAATTCTTTCTACTGGGGCAACAGGCTTGAGAATTGTTGGAGGTAATACAGATGAAGTCTATATGATTTTTGGTGATGCCGATGATAATTCAATGGGCGGGTTTGGTTACGATAACAATACTAATGAACTTAGTATTGATGTAAACAACTCTGAGGCTATAAGAATAGATTCCTCCGGCAACGTCGGGATTGGGGCTACTAATCCTGAAAACATATTACACCTTAAAAGCCCTAATCCTTATTTAATACTAGAGGACACTTCAAATGCGAATAAAAATAGAATTGCCAATGTAGATGGGAATATGCACTACCACGCGGACTACAATAACCAAATGGGTAACTCTAGACATATTTTTTATATAGATAACTCTGAAAAATTAAGAATAAATACCAACGGCAACGTCGGTATTGGAACAACTAGTCCAGGTAAAAAATTAGATGTCGCTGGAGAAATACAAGGAACAAATTTATTTGCAGAAACTTACCGATCGGCTAGAACTGATGGTGATATTTACATTCAAGCTGCAACTGCAACAGATTTTGTTTCTATTGGAACACAAGTATCTCCTAATTTAATGAGAATAGACGGTTCAGGAAACGTCGGGATTGGTACTACGAGTCCTGCGGCAAAATTAGAAGTTGCTGGTAATTCTATATTAGATAAAAAATCGATTTTAAGACTACCAGGAATGAGTATGGGCTCGGGGGGTATCACTGATGAATATCTTGTTATTGCCAGAAAATATGATGGAGTAAATCAAAATGCCACTGGTATAATTGGTAAAATTATATTTTCAAGAGGAGGCACGACCGCTGGCAATAACCCATCAGAATATTATATCAATATTCAATGTGCTTATAATAGCGATGCTTTAAATAGTTTAACTTATACAGGAAGTGAAATATTTACAAGCCTTGATGTTGTTGATATAAGCGGAACTGATTATTATGCATTAAAAGTAAGAAGTAACGGCGGGGGAGACACCAGTGATAGATTTTATGCTGAAGGCTTATTGATGGATGATGGAGACTCAAATATATTTACAAGAGTTAGATCAAGCGATGCATCAGTAACTGTTGTTTCAACTGGATCAATGACACCAACGGTTAAAATTAATGGGTCAGGTACAGCCAACTATGTAACCAAATGGAGTGATACAGATACTATTACTAATTCTACTATCTATGACAATGGAACTAACGTCGGAATTGGTACTACGAGTCCAAGCCATAAATTTCATGTATCTAGCGGGAATGGTGATACAACTCATACAATACACGTTGCTCATACAAGAAACGATCCTGACACTGCTTCTAATGCTGTATTTATTGATGCTAATTACTCAGGCACAAAATCAGCTGCTACAGATATAATACAAACTGGTTTAAAAGTAGATTTAGATTCTTCAGCTACTGGAACTGCTACTGATGAACATAGAGTATATGGTATTCATTCAGACACTAGAAATAGTGGTTTTGCTGATTTTGTATTTGGAACATACTCTTATGCTGAATCGAATTATACTGGCGGTAAAACTGCTAATCTTGGGGGTGTTTATGGTTTAGTTGCTCACGACGCTAATAGTGCAAGTGGTGGTGTTACAAATTTGTTCGGCGTAAAAGGTGTAGCACAAATACAAGATGATGGTGATGTAGATAATGCTTATGGTGGGCAATTCCAAGTGCTTATAGCAAACAATAGAGACGCGAATGTTGATGTTACAGTAGGAGTTGAAGCAGAAATACAAATTGATGAACAGAGTGCATTGACCTATGGGGATATACATGGCTTTAGAGCAATTATAGATAACAACGAAGGTGCTGTACCAACCTTTGGAAACCAATATTTATTTAAAGGTGATTACCAAGGAACAAAAGGCAGTAACGCTTACGGTATATATATAGAAGGTGATAAACATTACTTTGATGGAAACGTCGGGATCGGGACTACGAGTCCTGATTTAAAGCTACACCTTGCTCATTCAGATAGTAATAATGGGTTACTACTAGAACATACTTCTCAAGCAAATGGATTTCAAATTCTTCAAAATATTAGAGAAACTGAAGGTTTAATTTGGCAGAAATGGACTAATGGTTCTTTTACTTCAAACTTGATGACTCTTGACTATTCAGGCAACGTCGGGATTGGAACGACTAGCCCTCAACAGAAACTTGATGTTAATGGGGATATTGCCATTAAAACTGCTACCCAGCTTAGTTTTAATACCAGCAATGGCACTCTTAGTGTTGGCGGTCACGCGGGGCAGCTCGATTTATTAAGTAGCAGTATTTTTATTAATTATACCGGCGACGTCGGAATCGGGACGACTAACCCTGGTGCTAAGCTAGACGTAGAAGGTGGCGCCATAGGTAGTGCGCAAGGAGATTCTACAACAGCAGCTATATTTAGAGCGGGTAGACAAAATCTTTACTTTGAAAATCAAAGAACAGCTGCAGGATCTGATTGGAATAACAATACGTTTAAGATTTTAGCAAAAATAGATACTACATCCCACCAGTCTATAGACTTTGTAAATGACGCTTCATACAATGAACACATTGATATATATACAGGAAATCAAAGCTTCAATACAAGGTTTGCCGCGAACGGCAACGTAGGGATCGGGGACACGGCGCCAGGCGCTAAATTAACAGTATTTAGAACAGATAACTCATATGCAATTAATTTATCTGACACTGAGTCTAGAGCTGGATTATCTGTAAAATCTTCGGGCAGCTTTGATAGCAAATTAACAATAAGCTCTGGGGCAAGCTCAAGGCAGTATATACAAGCTGTTAATAACGCTGCTACAACAGGAAGAGATATTGCTATAAATCCTTACGGAGGCAACGTCGGGATTGGGACTACGAGTCCAGGTGAAAAACTAACTATTTCAGGAGGAAACTTACTTGTAGCGGGTGATTATCAAAGCTTATACGTTGGCGGTAAAACAGATTCTTCGCAAGACGGTATTAGAATGTCTATCGATAACGCTGGTAATGGTTATTTTGATCACAGAGGTTCTGGCCTCTTGCATTTTAGAGTTGATTCATCAACAGGCGCAACTTCTAGAATGGTTATTAATTCCTCCGGCAACGTTGGGATTGGGACTACAAATCCTACTGCGAAATTGGGAATTCACCAAGCCGCAAATAATGGCAACACAGGGGCTTTTACAAATACTCATTTAAAACTTTCAGCTTCAGCTACAGCCGATGGAAGCGGCTTTTGTGGTATAACCGCTGCAACTTCAACCGCGAATAATTACGGTTATTCTTTTGGCGCACAAAGAACATCTGGCGGCGTAGGCGATTTTAAAATTAACTATCATAACAATTCCGCATCAGGCACAAATAGATTTTTAATAGACCAAAACGGCAACGTCGGGATCGGGACTACTAATCCTGATGGTCTTTTAAATTTAAAACACACTAGCAGCTCTTCTTCTGTGGCTAATGATGCAACAGCTTATGCATTAACATTAAATTTTGAAGGAGCTACAGGAGATTACGGTAGGCATATAGCTATAAGAGATGCGTCTGGACAAGCAGTAGCGGCTATTGGCGGGTATGACGAAGGAACAGTTGGAGCAACGGGATTGTTTTTTGCTACAGGAAATGCCACAACAGCGGCTCAAGAGGTCATGATGATTGATTCCAGCGGCAACGTCGGGATTGGGACGACCAATCCTAGTAGACAACTAGAAGTTTCCAACACAGGGGATTCAATAATAAGAATAGCAGGGGATAGCGACAATGACACAGGAGAATTAGGAGATGCCGTACTTGAAATGACTACTGATGGAGGAGGTCAAGGGTGGACAATAAGAAGTGCTAATGTAGGTGGAGGAACAGGTGATTTCAAAGTAAACACTTTTATAGGCGGTACTGAGTCAAATAAACTACTAATTGACAGGGACGGCAACGTCGGGATTGGGACTACTAGTCCGAGTGAAAAACTTCACATATCTTCAAGCGACCAATCAACAGCAAGAATAAGATTATCTAATACAAATACAGGTAGTGGGGGTGATAATATTGATTTAGTAGCAGGTGTACACAATGTTACCCAAGACGGGTTTAGCGTATATAACGCGACATCTAACCAAACACAACTTGTTATACAAGGCGGTGGCAACGTCGGGATTGGGACTAGTACTCCTTCTTACAAATTAGATGTTGCAGGTACAATTAGAGCAACAGGAGATGTTATAGCTTATTCAGATGTTAGAGTAAAAGAAAATATTAAAACAATAGACAATTCTTTAGAAAAAGTAAATCAATTAAGAGGTGTTGAATTTAATAAAATAGGAGAAGATAAAAAATCTATAGGTGTTATAGCGCAAGAAATAGAAAAGATATTGCCTGAAGTAGTAAGACAAGATGATAAAGGAATGAAATCTGTAGCGTATGGCAATATTACAGCCGTGCTTATTGAAGCTATAAAAGAACAGCAAAAACAAATTGACGAACTTAAAAATAAATTAAATGCCTTTACCAAGTAGCGGACAAATTAGTGTGTCTGATATAAATACAGAGCTAGGCAGAGCGTCAAATACTGCAAATTCAAATTTTGCGGGGGGAACAACACCGCAAAGTGGTAGTTTGTTTAAATTAGGTGAAGCGGGGGGCATAAATCAAACAGCGCCGCATGCAATGTCTGAGTGGTATAGTTATGATCACGGCTTGGGGTTAAGCTCGGCTTTAGCTACCAAAAGCGGGCAATATAATTGTAGTTCTTATGAATCAATTGAAGTAGATTTGACTAATTATATAGGTAATACCGTTAAAATAGTTATACATTATGTTTCAGGTTCTGACTATACAGGAGATGTGCAGGTAGATGATATTACGCTTTGGAATGACAGTAAAAACGCAGGGCAGCCTTCTTATGGTTTTTCTAATTCAGCCAATAATTTTCAAACTTCTACTACTGATACAGCCTCTTATAGCAATGTTACTTGGTCATATGTAGCAGATGGTACTACCCAGCTTAGGTGGAATAGAGATTCCGGCGGGACGCCTTCTAGCAACACTGGCTTAGCTTTTGACGCTGGTGGAAATCCCTCATCTCCTTTTTATCTTTACGCTGAAGCCTCAAACTCCGGTTATCCTAGTAAAAATTTTTGGCTAAGGTCGCCTAATGTTTCAGTAACATCAACTTACCACAACTTAGAAGTATACCTAGCAAGATGCGGGTCAACTATAGGAACCGTGAAAATACACGTAGACGTAGTAAGCTAAAATAAAAACCTAAACAATTGTGTAATAATAACTTTATACAAATATTAATTAATAAAAACAAAAAATGGCAAATACATATTCTTGGACAATTAATGCTTTAGACACATATCCTTCACAAGAAGATCTTGCAGATGTTGTTTACAATATCCATTGGGGATTAACAGCTGAGTCGGATCAAACAGATGCGGATGGTAATGCTTATACAGCAAACTCTATCGGCACGCAAACTGTTGCAGCAGCTGACGCTGATGATTATACAGCTTTTGAAGATCTTACACAAGAGGTTGTGGAGGCGTGGCTAGAAGCAAGCGAGTTAGATGTTGAAGCAATCAAAGAAGGTCTTGATTCTCAAATTGAAGAAAAAATTACACCTACAAGTGTAACAAAGCAGTTACCAACTGCATAATTATTATTAACAATTAAATACAATTAAATTATGTCTAACGACGCAAAATTAACCGAAGAGCAATTACAAAAACTACAAGGGTTTGTATCAGCTCTAAACCAATCACAAATGCAATTAGGACAACTAGAAGTTGAAAAACACAGCCTATTGCACCAGACCGGAGAAATCCAAGGACAATTACAAACGTTCCAAAAAGAACTTGAAGAAGAATACGGTAAAGTATCCGTAAACATTCAAGATGGAACTTATGTAGCAATCCCGGAAGAAGATGAATCTGATAAGAAAGATTAGTATCGGGAGAGACTATAAAAATGAAGCTATGCATTACTCCGTAGGCCAAGAGGTCTACGGGGGGCATACTATTTGTGATATAGTTGAGGAAGAAAATAAATTTAGTATTTATATTAAGAAAAACAACGAAGTATTGCCTTGGAAAGATTTTAATAAAAACATGGCAGTCGCGGTTGAATATAACCTAGAATATTAAATGCGAAGCATTTTTAGTTTTATAGTTGAGCCAAAAGAAGAGCGTTATAATAACAAAAAACAAATTGGCGATAACGAATTAATATTAAATACAGAAATATCTGATCATAGGTATATTAGCAGAAATGCTATTGTGCTTGAAACCCCATTAGCCGAAAAAACAGATATTAAAAAAGGTGACGAAGTAATCGTACACCATAATGTTTTTCGCAGATGGTATGATGTTCGTGGTAAAGAAAAAAATTCATCAAGTTACTTTGAAGAAGACAAATACTTTATAACTGCCGACCAAATTTTTTTATACAAGCGTAATAGCAAATGGCACGCACCAAAAGGTTTTTGTTTTGTAAAGCCTTTAAAATCTAATGATAAATTTAATACCGACCAAGAAAGACCTTTAATAGGTATTATAAAATATACTGATAAAGCCTTAGAAAAAAACGGTATTAAAAACGAATGCTTAGTTGGTTTCACACCTTCAAGTGAATATGAATTTATTATAGAGGGCGAAAGAATGTATCGTGTGCCGACCAATTCAATTTCAATTAAATATGAGTATCAAGGAAACGAAGAAGAATATAATCCAAGCTGGACGCAAAGCAGTTGATGAGCTTATAAAGGTTGCTGAAGAAAAAATCATTACTAACACAGAAGATGATGTTTCAACAGACAGGCTTAAAAACGCTGCGGCTACAAAAAAGCTTGCAATATTTGATGCTTTTGAAATATTGAATAGAATCCAAGAAGAGGAAGCTATACTTGAAAATAAACCGCGGAAAGAAACAAAAGAAGCGTTTAAAGGTTTTGCTGAAAAAAGAAGTAGGTAATGTATAAGCAAACTTTATATAAGGTTATAGAGCCCATTAAAATAAACAAGCTTAAAAGATTTAATAAAGCTAAGCGGTGGAAATACGGTTATAACAAGGAAGAAGATATTGTTGTTATAAGCAAAACCGGACAGATTGGCGATGTGTATAGCATACAAAATCTCAAAATAGCTTTACCTCCCGCGCCCGCTAAATTAAGTAAAGGTGATGATAAATGGGTTAAAGCAGAATACCCTAAAGAGTTAAGTAAAATAAAAACCATATTTGATTGGAAAAATTATCCTCCCGAATTCCAAGAAAAATGGGAGCCATATATAGATGAAGAATTCAAAAGACGTGAAGAAGGCCATTGGTTCTATAATAAGGGCGTGGCTACTTACATTACTGGTACTAACTATATGTACTTGCAGTGGACCAAGATTGATGTTGGGGCACCTGAGTTTAGAGAAGCAAACAGACTTTTCTTTATTTTCTGGGAAGCTTGCAAAGCAGATACCAGGTGTTATGGAATGTGCTATCTCAAAAACAGACGTTCGGGATTTTCGTTTATGGCATCGGCTGAAACCGTTAACTGGGCTACAATATCAAGCGACGCACGTTTCGGAATATTGTCCAAATCTGGTTCCGATGCAAAAAAAATGTTTACAGATAAAGTTGTACCAATATCAATAAACTATCCGTTCTTTTTTAAACCAATACAAGACGGTATGGACCGCCCAAAAACAGAACTAGCTTACAGGGTACCCGCATCAAAATTAACAAGAAAATCAATAGCATCAGGACAGCAGCGCGAAGAGCTTGAAGGCTTAGATACAACTATTGACTGGAAAAATACAGGTGACAACAGTTATGACGGTGAAAAACTAAAACTGTTAGTACACGACGAAAGTGGTAAATGGGAAAAGCCGGATAACATATTAAATAACTGGCGTGTAACAAAAACTACATTAAGATTAGGTAGTAGAGTTATAGGTAAGTGTATGATGGGATCAACATCAAACGCATTAGATAAAGGTGGTGAAAACTTTAAAAAATTATATAATGATTCCAACGTTACAAAAAGAAACCGCAATGGACAGACTCGCAGCGGATTATATAGTTTGTTCATACCTATGGAGTGGAATTACGAAGGATTCATTGATTCTTATGGACACCCTGTCTTTGATACGCCGGCAGAACCAGCTGAAGGCCCATACGGGGACCTCATTGACCAAGGAGTAATAGAGCATTGGGATAATGAGGTTGATGGATTAAAAGGCGACCAGGACGGCTTAAACGAATATTACAGGCAATTCCCGCGCACTGAAGAGCATGCGTTTCGAGATGAAACAAAAAATAGCATATTTAATCTAGCTAGAATATACGAGCAAATAGATTATAATGACGATATTGAATCTTTAGCAGGGGTTACAACAGGTAGCTTTCAATGGGAAAATGGAATAAAAGATAGTAAAGTAGAGTTCGTACCAAACCCAAATGGAAGATTTAAAGTAAGCTGGGTGCCACCTGCAAATTTACAAAACCGTGTAATAGTAAAGAATGGGGTAAATTACCCTGGAAATGAGCATATGGGTGCCTTTGGCTGTGATAGTTACGATATATCAGGTACTACAGACGGGCAAGGATCTAAAGGCGCACTGCATGGATTAACAAAATTTAGTATGGAAGATGCTCCTGCTAATATGTTTTTTTTAGAATATGTAGCGCGCCCACAAACAGCAGAAATGTTTTTTGAAGATGTGCTTATGTCATTGGTATTTTACGGAATGCCATTGCTTGCGGAAAATAACAAACCTAGATTATTATATTATTTAAGAAGAAGAGGTTATCGCGGATTTTCAATGAATAGACCTGACAGAGCTAGAAACAAGCTATCTGTTACAGAAAAAGAAATTGGTGGAATTCCTAACTCTTCTGAAGATATACGGCAAGCACATGCCGCTGCAATAGAATCATACATACAAAAATATGTTGGTTTATCAGAAAATGGCGAATATGGAAATATGTATTTCAATAATACATTAAATGATTGGGCAAAATTTGATATAAACAAAAGAACAAAATATGATGCCGCCATTAGTTCTGGCTTAGCAATTATGGCTTGTAATAAAAATTTATATGCCCCAAATCAAGAAAAACAAAAATTAAAGCTTAATCTGAACATCGCTAGATATAAAAACGATGGTTCACAATCTAAAATAATAAAAAATTATGGCTGAGTCAGTTGTAAAAAGTTATTTTCCTAGCCAAACAGTTAGCGATGTAGAAAAAGCAAGTCCAGAATATGGTCTTGAAATAGCGCGTGCTATTGAAAACGAATGGTTTAAAAGAGACGCAGCTACAAACAGATTTTATGTAAACCAAAATGCTTACCACAATTTGCGCCTATATGCTCGAGGCGAGCAATCTGTTCAAAAATATAAAGATGAGCTGTCTATCAATGGCGATATGTCTTATCTTAATCTTGATTGGAAACCTGTTCCAATTATACCTAAGTTTGTAGATATTGTAGTGAATGGCATGGCTAATCGTACTTATGATATTAAGGCATATTCGCAAGATCCTTTTGGTGTTAACAAACGCACTGAGTATATGGAAGGTATACTTAGAGATATGCAAACAAAAGAGCTTAACGATTTTGCGCAAGCTAATTTTGGTATAAACCTTCAGGAAAGTAATATGGCTGAACTTCCTGAAAATGAAGAAGAGTTGCAATTACATATGCAGCTTAACTATAAACAAGCTATTGAAATTGCGGAAGAAGAAGCAATAAATGTTATTCTAAATAAGAATAGATATGAATTAACTAAAAAGCAATTATATTATGATCTTGCTGTTTTAGGTACTGCTGCAGTAAAAACTACATATAATAATTCAGAAGGTATAAAAATTGATTATGTAGACCCGGCTAATATTGTGCATTCATACACAGAATCGCCATATTATGACGATATATATTATATTGGCGAAATTAAAACAATACCAATTAATGAATTAAAGAAAGAATTTCCAAATATTACAAATGAACAATTAGAAAAACTTTCTTCCGAAGGGTATTCAAATTATAGAATATATAATAGGCATAACCCTATAGCTAAAAAAGAAGATTCTAACACGGTAGATGTGCTGTATTTTAATTATAAAACTTTTCACAATGAAGTTTATAAAATAAAAGAAACAGGAACCGGAGCTAAAAAAGCAATTAAAAAAGATGATTCATTTAATCCTCCTAAAGATCCAAGGGCAAGGTTTGAAAGAATAGCTACAAATATTGAAGTATTATA